CGACGATGTCGTCATCGGTGAAGGTTTTGACGCTGGCGGTGTAGACGCCGGCGCGCACGTAGATCTCGCCGCCGGCGTAGGCCCACAGGCCGGCCATGGCCTGCGCCAGATCGTCGAGCAGCGACTTGGCAGGCGTGCCGTAGGGCGCGACGATGCCGCCGGTGTACAGCGGCTCCGTGTCGGTGACAGCGCCGACGACGTAGCCGTGCGTGGTGTCGCAGGCGCTGGCGGCGGCGATGAAGCGCAGGTCTTCGTCTTCGCTCACCGTGGCCTTGCCGAAGTAGGGGTGCGCGTAGACGTGGCGCATCATGAGCGCGATGTTGTCGGAGAACGCGGTCGAGTCGTCGCGCGGGTCGAAGAGAGGTGCACCGAGCACGACGGCGGTGGTTGCGGGCGCGCCGCTGGGGAATGCGGTGTCCGAATAGTTGTATTCGGTGATCACCAGCGGGATGCCGCGCGCGCGATGAGCCGAGGTCCACTCGCCCGGGAAGATGTCCATCATCCGCGCGTCGGCTGCCTGGTCGGTCGCGCCCAGCGTGTAGCGGATCCGCGCGTAGCTCACGGCCGATTGCGCCTGGTAGAGGACCCACACGGTGTCAGGCGCGGCGTCGTCGAGCGTGATCGTGCGGTCGGTGATCGAGTAGCCGACAGCCGTGTCGGGGATGGTGCCGTTGTCTCCACCTTCGTTGTTGCGCAGGATCACTTGCAGCGTTCCCTCGATCGGGTCGTGGTCGAGCGTGATGCCGGTGCCGCCGCCGGGTATGGTTGTGCTGTAGCTCAGCGTGGGAGCGGTGTTGTAAGGCGCCGTGAGGACGTAGCCGTCCTCGTCGATCTCGACCTCCTGGTCGCCCAGGTAGAACTTCTCGTAGCCGCTGATCGGGTGCCCGGCCATGGCCTGCACGACGACGAATGTGCCCTTGTTTTCGCCGGTCGAGCCTCGGAACAGGACGGCGCCGCCCTTGCGCACGCGGCCCAGGACGAGTTCGCGCGGCATGATGGTGAGGGCGAGGTTGATCAGCCGATCTACCTGCGCGGCGTTGTACTGTTCAATGGCCTGGCGCTTGGCCTTGTTTCTGGCGCTTGCTGAATAGGCCATCGAGCCGACCAGCAGGATGGTGTTGGCCACCGCCACGGCATTCATGACGAGGAATGCGCCTGCAACCGTGCCGCTGAGTGCAGCGCTGGTTCCCAGGGCAGATATTGCGGCGGTCAGGAACGCAGGCATCAGCCGACCCTCCACGCCAGGCGCGCCAGACGCATCGAGATGGCGACCATGCCGTCACGGCCTGGGCCGAGGACCGTGATGCCGTTGCACAGGCCGAGCGCCTCGCGCTTGCCCATCGGCAGCAGGATGACGTCGCCGATGTTGGCCCGGCGTGGGCTGATCGGCGGGCCGAGCGCGCGCGTGGCGATGGCGCACAGGCCACCGAGCTGGCGCAGCGCTGCGAGCGCCTGGCGTGCGGTGCAGTGGCCGCGCAGGTCGGGCAGCAGCTGCACGCCGGTGAGCGCCTGCACGCCGTCGGCCGCGAAGGTCGCGCAGTCGTTCAGGCCCCAGGCGAACGGCCGGCGATCGCGCGATTGGGCAAAGGCCTGCAAGCGCAGCTGCCAGTCGGGGTATCGCGCGGCGCTCATCGGCGAAACCATTCCTTGGCGGGCCACACGACGGGCTTGTCGGCTTGCTCGACCACGTATTCGCAGGCCCGGTCACCGGGATACAGCGCCTGCTGATCGGCATCGCTGTACGTGCTGGGAGAGCCGCGAAGCAGGTTCACGGCGCGGCTCTCGGCTGTCACTCGCACAATGGATTGCTCGCCATCCTCGATGATGTGCATGGTGTCGGCCGTGCCGCGCCAGTCGATCGGCGCGTCGAGTATCACGCCCGTGGCGATGTCTACGATGGCGGTGCGCAGCTCGATCGGCGAGCCCTGCACTTCGTCGGCTTCGTCGAGCGCGACCGGCATCAGCGTGCCGTCGGCGGGCCCGATCACGAATTCGAGGCCCTGGATCTGGCCCGGCTGATCGACGATGGTGTTGATCGTGCCCAGTCCGTACGCACCTTTGTAGAGGACTTCGTCGTAGGTGAAGTCGCGGTTGCTCGTGTTGTAGGCGAGCGTGGCTTCGGGGAACTCGATCTTGATGAGCTGCACGATCGCCACCGCTACGCCGGCGAGGGCGGTGGTTGCGTCGGTGTCGAGGGTGCGCATCAGGGATCCACCTTTTCAGCGAGCACCAGATCGACCGGCAGGTGGCGACCGCGCAGGAACTCGACGCCGCTGGAACTCATGAGCCGAAAGGGTGCGGTCGGCTTGTCCCAGACGACGGCCGTGGTGGCGTCGAGGTCCCAGCGCAGGGCGTTGTTCAGTGGAACGGTGATCACGCCGGAGCCGTCGGCGGTGCAGTCGCTCGCGGTTTGCAGCAGCAGGCCATCGGAGCCGAGCATGTCGCCGGCGTAGAGCGTCTCGGCGGCTGCGGCCTGCAGGATGACGCTGCGCGCGCCGGCAGCGGCCGTGGTGTGGATGGTGGGCGTGCCGCGCAGCGTGCCACGCGGTACGCGTCGGGCTGGGTGCCACAGGCTCGCCCAGTTCACCATGCCCCGGAATTGGCCGAGCCAGGCCTCCAGGACGGCGCCCTGTACGTGATTGCCCCCGGGCACTGTGATGTAGAGCATCCAGCGGTCGCCGATAAGATCGATGACTTGCTCGGAGGTTTGGCCGGGCGAGATGTGGGCGCGCTGGTTCACCGTGTTCATGAGCCGCGCGCCCGTGAAGTCGATGCCGGTGGGCCAGGTGCCGAGGCTGCTCATGTCAGACATCGCCTCCGTAGTTCTTCGCGCGCTGGAAGGCGGCGAGCGTGCGGCGTTCGCTCGCGCGCAGGGCCTTGTCTACGAGAGCTGTGCTGGCGACATCGCCGATGGTGTTGTGGTTGACGATGGTGACCTGCAGTGGCTTGGCAGCACCGGCGCCGCCCAGGATGCGCTGCGTGTCGCGCGCGTTGAAGATGCGGGACCGACCGGTTGCCTCCAGCTCGGGACCGCGATCGCCGACCACGCGCAGGCCGCCCGCGTGATCGCCGCCCTTGCCGAAAAAGGGGATGCCGAACATGCTGAGCAGCGAAGAAAAGGCGCTGGGTGTGGATGTCGTCGAAGGGCTTGCGCGTGTCCCGCCGATGCTCATGCCCTTGAGCATGGCTTCGAGTGGAGCGGTGATCGGCGTGGCGACGGCTTCAGCCAGGGCTGATGTCACGCGGCTGTAGATCGTGCTGGCCAGCGCGTCGCCGAACGCGCGCATGTGGTTCTTGCTTTCCTCGAACGCGCGCTGCAGGGCGCCCTTCAAGTCGTTGTGCAGTGTCTTGGTGAACTCCTCGGATTCTTCCTTGTTCTTCTTGTCGGTTTCGGCCGATGCGGTCCGATTGATGATGCCGGCGCGCACGGCGCGTTCTTCTTTGAGCAGCTTGATCTGATCAGCGAGCAGAGCGTTTTCCAGCTCTTTGCCTGGAATGTTCTTATCAGATTCCAGGGCCGCCTCGCGCTGTGCGATCGTCGCATCCATGCGTGCGAGCGTGAGCTTGCCCAGCTGCTCGGTGTTCAGGCCGATCTCTTCGTACTCTTCGCCCAGGGTCTTGACGTGGCGCAGCAACTCGTCGTTCTGGGTGATCAAGGCTGCGATCGAGCGATCGGCCAAGGCACCGGTTTTTTCTCGGATTTCGGCGAGGGCTTTCTCTTCCTCGTTCTGGGCCTTAATCGATGCGGCGGCGGCAGTGTGCAAATCGCGGATCACGGGTTGCTGCGCGACCAAGTTGGCCTGGGCCTGGGCGTACTGCTCGGCAGTCAGCTTGCCCTGCGCGCGCATGCTGTTGAGCAGCTCGAGGTCTTTTGCGTAGGTGGCAGTGAGGCCGCTCAGGTCGGCCAGGACCTTCGCCTCTTCTTCGAGCCGGCGCGCGGCTTCTGCTGCGGCTTTGGCGGCGGCTGCGCGTGCAGCGCTGGACTGCGCACTGTCATCCCGCACAACCGGTGCAGGTGTGTTCCCACTTCCCCAATAGCCCTTTTCGGCGGCATCGGCGCCGCGCTGGATGATGGCGTTTTGCTTGGTTCGCACCAGCTCGAGATAGCGGTCAAGCTCGTTGATTCGGCCGCGCAAGTCGTCTTGCAGCTGCTGCTTGAACCCGCGCCGCTTGTCGTTGTCGAGCTGCGCCTGCAGCTCGTCACGTTCCTTCGTGATCGACTGGATGTCAGCGGCGTGGTTGCCGGTCAGGCGATTCATGCCGATCATGCCCCGGGCGGCATCCTTGAGCACCAGGTCGAGTGCGCCAATCTCTCGAATTTTGAGGTAGCCCTCTATCAACCCGTTCAGGGCAGCGAGCAAGCCGGTCTTGCCAAAGATCGATACGGCTGCGCCCTCGGCATTCATGCGCAGCTTGACCAGGTTGTCGTTGAAGTCTGCTGACGACTTCGCGAGATCACCGCCGTACACGACGCCCAGGCTTTCAGCCTCGCCTCGCAGCTGCCGAATTCCAGCTGCGCCTTGGTTCAGCAGTGGGATCATTTCTTCGCCAACTCGCTCCCCGAATACCTTCGATGCGAGGGCGCTTTTCTCAGCACCGTTCGAGTACTTGGAGAATCGGTCCGCCATGTCGAGCAGAACCGGGTCAAGCGCGCGCAGGGTACCGTCGGCGTTGGTCACTTCAATGCCCATCGCGCGGAAGATCGCCATTGCGTTCTTGTTGCCGGCCGAGGCCTCGGCCATGTTGGTCGCGAGTTTCTTGGCGCCCTGCGCGATCGCTTCGAGTGGGGTGCCGACCACTTCGCCGGCATAGCGCAGCACGCTTAAGCTCTCGGTGGCGATTCCGGTTTTTTCGGCTAGATCGTCGAGTTGATCAAGCGTCTGAGCGCCATGCTTGAAGGATATTGCTGCAAACGCTGCGGCGATGCCGACACCCAGAGTGGCCACGGTCGCGCCGACCGCTAGCGCCTTTGTGCCCAAGCTCGACAGATTTTGGCGCGCGGAGTCGAATGCGGCCTTTGTCTGGTCGCTGGCACTCAGGACGATCTTGGCCTTGCTCATGCTCGCCTCATCGCGCCGTATGGATGGCCTGCAGCATCGCGTGCTCCATCAGCTGGATCTCGTTGACCACGAGCGGCCAGTCGGCGCGCGGCACCTGCTCCATCTCCAGGACGAAACCGAGCGTCTCGTAGCGCAGACCCACTTCGCCGTTGAAGCCCACTTGCCACTGTGTGCGCAGCCGACAAAATGCGGTGAACGCCTGTTGATGTTCTGCCCATAATTGAAACTCCTCGGGTTCTGGGTCTGCCAGCTTGAAGCCGGCAGCTGCGAGTGATGCGGCTTGTGCCTCGGTATCCGGCATGCCGAAATACAGCAGGTTGGCCGCTTCAATCAGGTTTTTTTTTTGGCCTCCGTGAGTTCGCGCAGATAGGCCCGGTGGAACTCAGCAGCGGCCGGCGTGTAGTTCTCCAGCAGTTCGTTGAGCGCCGTCAGGCTGTACGGCACAGGCTCGCCCGCTGCGTCGTGCACGCCGGTCCAACCTGCGATCAAGGGATGAAGCACGGCGGCATCGGCCATGCCCGGCGCTTCGGCAAGGTGCCGCGCGAGCGCGTCGCGGTTCTTGTGGTGAAAGGTGACCTTGATGGCGACCGGCTCGGGCATGCCCGGCACGCTCAGTGGCACGTCGCAGGTGAAGGTGGGTTGGGCGGCGATCTTGAACATGGACCCGCGCTCACTTGGTGTAGATGACGATGTCGTCGTTGCCGGCCACGGGCAGCGCGCGCAGGTCGTAGTTGATCAGGCGGCGGCGGTTGAGTTCGCCCTTGCGGTAGTTGATCAACTGCGCGGCGGGCAGGTAGACGCCGACGATGCCGCCTGCGGCCGTACCGTGCTCCAGGCCCAGCGATTGCGTGGTGTTGGTGGCCACGGTGCCGGCGAATGTGACCTCTTGTGCGGCGGTGAGGTTCAGCTCGATCGAGCCGGTCACTTGGCGGTCATCGATGTCCATGTACTCGCCACCGAGCAGCGCGGAGAAGTTGACCTGGTTGCCGACATCGAGCGTGAGGCCTCGGCTCGGGTAGGCTGTGCCGTCGCTCAGCGCGGCAGCAGCGTAGGTGCAGCCGAGCTTGATGTCGGCCGTGTTGGAGTCTTTGACGACGAGTGGCTTTTGCCAAGGCGTTAGGGTGCCTGTGATGACAGACACGGCGGTCGGCGCGGTGTAGAGCGCCATGAGGTCAAACTCCAGCGTCGGGATGCCGCCAATGCCCAGGTTGATCTGCACGTTGCCCTTTGCACCCAGCAGCTTGTGCAACACGCCGGAGTCATACACGTAGATGGACGCGCTTTTCTGGGCGGCCGGTGCGGCGGGCT